AAAGCTGCTAGACGCGGTTTTATCCGCGCCAAAATCTAACACTGCAACTGCAGCATTGGTAGTGCTATTGTATATTAATGCACCCCTGCAAGTAAAGCTGGCCGGGCTCCACGTGACGTTATTAAACGAGATATAAGCCGTGTTTGTAGCGTTATCACCTGTAGGGGTATTGGATATGGTTAAAACCTGACCTCCGGCCGTATAGCCGGTTCCTGACACTTCATTGCTGGAGGTATAGGTTGTAGTTGTGTTATCTAAGCTGGCAGCTGCCGTATAAAGGGCAATTTTATAGGTATAAGGGGTGCCAACGGCAAAGTTTTCCAAGCCGCTAAGTACGTTAATTTTAAACTGAGTAGTTTGACCTTGGACGATTGTCATCTAGCCACCTGATTTCTAGGAGCCACATTAAGCTTAAGCTGGCCATCGCGGTAAGCATCTCCACGCTCCAAGCCATCGCCAAGGCGTCTAAGTTCTTGTAAAGCCTCTTGGTACTTTTGTTCATAGTATCCAACAAGGTCTTGCTCGCCTTTCATAAAAAGCATAGCTTCCCGCATTGCACCATAAAATAGTACTGGATCATAATTGTCGCCTAACCAAGTAGTTCCTGTGGCATTGGTTACTGTAGCAACAGTGCAGGCAAAACCTGAACCAGCGCCACCAAGATAGGCATTAGACACATTTAAAGTATCGCCAACCACATAGAATTGACCGCCATCATTGAGTGTTACGCTGGTCACCGCCGTGCCAGAAACTACAAAAGTGCCAATCGCGCTCATGCCAGAACCATTGGTAAATGGGACATTTTCGTAAACGCCATTGACATAGCCTGTACCACCTGTAATGCTGGCGCTTAAAGTAGCAATTTGACCCTGAACAATCGTAGGTGGGTAGTAAAAATAATGCAACTCGGAGCTATAGCTTGAATCTGGCGTAGGGCCGAGCAGAACTGATAGCGCCTCAAAGTTATTGTATTGATTGCCAAAAAGTGCGTAATATTTTGGCAAACCGGTATAGCTGGCGCTGGAATAGGCTTCACGTATAAAGTTAACATCTTTGTTAATTAAATACGTGTAGTTGCCAGACCCGTCAATAACGGCTAAAGAATATGTAGAAAGATAATCGCTAGGCAAAGACAAATACGGATTAGATGCCGTCATGTTTCCAGTTACGTTTTTACGCAACGAAGGAATCTGAACGCTGTTGTAAATCCGATCCTCCGCTTCCATGACGAAACGGGGAATACTGGCTACAAATAATGCCTCAGTATTTTCAGCATAGTTCTGTATAGCGTTATACAGTTGTACATAGTTCATTAGGGTTTACCCTTAAGCCATTGGACCACGTGCAATACGACCTTTGGTAGCTGCACCATTGCCGCGAGTTTCAATACCATCCTCTACTACTTCATCGTAGGTAAAAGCGCCGCCACCATAAGTTGGGCTACGTGCGTCTACTGGATCATCTTTCAAGTCGGTATGAACTTTAGCATAAGCAGTCGCTGGCTTATTGTTACGAGCTTTACCTGTTGTAATAGCAGGGCTATCTTTGCTGGTAAACGGAACATTCTTTGCGGTTGCCATATTAACCACCTCTTTGATTTTTAGCGCGAGCTACGTTACGGCCAACACTGCGCATATCCATGCCAGTAGGTCCGCCTTTTTTAAGCTTGGAAAGGTTTGTGCCTTTACCGCCCTTGTGCTCTTGTTTGTCGTGCATTTTGAAAGCTTTTTTAATCATTGCTTTGTCTTGCTTGACATCTTCTTTCATTTCTTTTTTATCCATTGCTTTGGATTCTTTTTCCATTTTTGCCATCATTTACTCCTAAGTTGTTGATATTGTTACTGTTCCTACTTGCCCAATTGCAATCAGATAATTCAAAGTCAGAACAGTATCAAAACTGCTGGCTCCGCCTACCGGATTCCAGCCCCATTGAAACACACGACTACCACCAGATACATCTCCGGCTTGCAAATAGCTTATGCCGCTGCCTTGGTTAACTAACAATCCGTTGTTACCGGAGGCATAGTAACTGACATCTGGCCGTGGCTCCCGAACCGCTTGCGGATCGTTCACGGGGTACATACCTAATTGTAACTGAGGGTGGTCTGGATCCCAACACTCATAACACACTTTTACACGATATGGCTTGGTTTTAAGCGTCTGAGTTCTTAACTCTTTTAGCTTATAACGCTGACCACATCGGTCACATTCTGCAATTGCAAACTTACCGGAAGCAAACTTATTTGGCATTAAAGCATCCTGCCCTTCGTTTTGCCTTTCGTTTCAATTCCATGTCCGCGAACCGATCCGCCTTTTTTAATGGCTTTTGGGTTATTAAGCATTTTTAATTCTGCTGCTGCGCCACCCGTGCCGGCTCCACCACCACCGCCAATAGTGCGGTTTATCTGAGTTCCAACTCTGGGGCCAGTATCATAATATGAAACACCGGTGTACTTTGGCTTGCTTCTAACATCTCTTCCAATCTCGGCAATCATATCTTTAGCTGCTTGTACCTCTTCTTTAGTAGCCATGATTACCTCGTATAAGACATATTACGTGGCACAAACCGAATAGAGGCTTTTTCGCGGTCTTCTTGTGCCGCATAGTTAAATACTTCTTCATAATATTGCTTCAATGCCATCGCGCGCGTGGGATCCATATCTGGCAATTTCATAGATAAATGCGAAGCTAATCCTGCAACCATACATGGAATCCAACGGAAAGGAATATCGCCTACATTGATACCGCCGCCAGCGTCTTGAATCCGGCGCATACGCCAATAAACAAAGGTATAGTTTCCGCCAGAGTTTGGTGTTGGCCATACGTTAATGCAGGGCAAATTAGAGATATAAACACCAGCGCCTGATGCGTGAGAGGCTGCAGTGGTGTCATTCTGACCGCGCCAGCAGTTTGTTATTACGTTTCCAACTAAATTGGTATAGGCAATAATTTCTGAATCAATCTGCACAAAGCCAGTAGAGCCAAGATTAGTAGCATCATTTACTGTCATTGTGGTCGCTGATGAGGTTACCGCCGCGGCCAAAGTTGCCGAAGGAATGGCATTAGTTAAACCATTTTGGCGGTTGATCCAAACTTGAATTGGACGGCCATTAGTCAGTTTATTAGGAATAGTAGCGTAAGTAGACTCAGATATACGGCTAATATTAATATCAGTTTGCGTGGTTGTATTTCCATTGTTTTGACGGATAACCTGATCTAGTAAATCAATTGTGTCTACTGGCAGCGGATAAATAGCTTGCCCAGAAGTGAGCGCAATGCTGCCCTCTTCAATAGTCCAAAGGTTTATTCCACGGTTTGCCCACTCAATCGTAAGCAAATTAAGAGAACGGCGCGCTGTTCTAAGGTCGTAACCAGAACGTAACTGCGAGCCACAACGCTCAAAGGCTTCTTCTACAAGCTCAGTGAGGTCTAAATTAAATGATGTTTGTCCTGATGGATTGGCCATTTATAATGCTGACGCGGCTTTTAAAGCGGCTATCTCAGCCCTTAATTTAATAATTTCTTTATCGCGTTGATCCAGCTTTCTGAGTAAGCTATAGCTGGCCTCTGACCACATGGACATATCTTTAATGCGCTCGTTATGATCCCGCTCCATCATCTGATAAAGACGGTCTGCGGTTTTCATTTGAGCTTCTATAAAGTTAATCACTTTTTCATTCCCTTTAGGGTTTCCGCCAATCTAGCCCGCTGACCCAACTTGCCGGGTTTTTTTGTTGCTGCAGCTAGTTTCTTTGGCGGAATAGTTTTACCTTCCTTTACGCCTAATTCTTTGCGTAAAGCTCCGGGTTTTTTGATTGCTTTCTGAATCCAATTTTTTGTGGCCATGATTATTTTTTCTTTGCGGTTTTAGCCGATTGAATAAAAGCATCTTTGGTAGGCGCACCCTTGCTGCCGGGTTTTCGCATATGCTCACCAGATCCTGCTGCTATCCGTGCCTGCTTTTTATGAATATTGGCATAAAGTCCGGGCTTTGCAGAACCGCCTGCTGCCATTTTCTTAGGTTTTTTACCAGCCTCTTTCATAGCAATTGCCGTGGCCGCTTGTTGGGCTAGACCACCCTTTTTATATTCATCAACGGCATCAGGATTGTCCTTTCTATGGATAACCTTTTTGCCCGGCATTTTAGATGGAGCAATATCGCCCATTCCGCGGCTTGCCATCATATTAGCAAGCTCCGCCTTTTTTCATTTTCTTAGCCATGCCGCCGCCGCACATAGCCATTACATGGTCGCGGTGACGTTTGTGGTCGCCAGCAGTATGTTTCATATAATGAGTGCTGTGGTGCTTGTGATCGCCTTCTTCGTGCTGGCTGATGAAGTCGTCATGGTGAACCATGTCTGGTCCTGATTCTGGCTCCATTGTTTCTTTGGTTACTTTTGGATTCATTTACTTCTCCTTAACAATATTTACCGCGTGTTTTACCTTGCTGTGCAATACCATCTGCACGGCTAGATGCTGATCCACCTTTGGACATTTTTTTAGTTTGTCCGCCTTTTTTCATGTAACCCATTTTATTGCGTACAGGAGTAGGCAATTTTGCTAATCCGGGGTTCTCTTCTTTATCTACAGGTTTTAACATACCGCCTTCCTTCGCTAAAACTTTACCGCCTTTTTTCATACCAGCCGCAGCTGGCATAGTTGCATCGCCCATAGGATTAACCTGTGGAATGTTTTGTTGAGTAGTACCAAACAATTTGTAATCGCGCTCGGCTTCTTGACGAATACCGCGCTCACGATTGGCTTTGTAATAAGCCTCTCGCTTGGACTTTTCTTTTCCGGTTTCTTCGTATGGCATGATTAGCAGTACTTCTTCTTGGTCATTCCGCCTTTTTTCATGGCGTTAACGAGTGGGCCGTTACCAACGGTGTTGCCAGACATCTTAGGCATATTAGCTCTTGTCAAGCCGCGCTCTGCGATGCCGTTGCCGTGTGGTTTTTTGCCACCAGCAGTTTTTACAGCACCCATGGACTCGCCATAAATTACGCCGCCTTTGGCATATTTTTTCATCATGCCGCCTTTTTTCATGCGGGCTCCGCTTTCAATACCAATTTCTTTACCGCTATCACCGAGGTTGGTACCGCGCGTATGACCGCGTTTTTGCACAGCAGATTCGCCATGCTTAGTTAATTTATTGGAACCTTTTTCTACATCTTTAGCCATTGTGCGTGGACCCATGGTTTCTCCGCCTTTAGCCATCTTTTTCATCGCCATTTTCTTCATAGCCATGCCGCCTTTCTTCATTCCCATAGCACCCATGTCCATTGCGCTTGGCATATCCATGGCTTTTTTTACGCCAACATTGCGAGCTAGTGCTGGCATTCCTTTAGTTGTTACTTTTGTCTTCATTTCTTTTTCCTTTCGGGTTACACCACCAGAACTAAAACCAATGTATTTATTTAAACTTGCATTAGGTAATTGTAAATCACCGTGATGCGTTTTTTGTTTATTAATACCTTCGGCCGTAGGGTTGGCGGATCCACCCTTACGAAATTTCTTGCCTTTATCCGCAGCTGCAAAATCTTTTCCAACCTTTTGGGGTATGCCTACTTTTTTGGCAAACGCGGCATTATGAGCCACGGCTTCCATCAAATTATGCTGTGCCTTGCTTTTGCTTGGCATTACTTGCCCCAGATACCATTAAACATATTAGCCAAAATAGCGCCAATCAAAGCAAAAGCGCCACCAACCATCATCAATGTTTTCCAACCACCATGAGCTTCTGCCAAAGTTTTTTGGATAGCTTTAATTGCTTCCTTAATTTCAGCCATCTCTTTAACCATTTTGTCCATGTCGGCCTGTAAATGCTCAATATCGTTTGCGTGTGTTGCCAATTCTCTGGCTGTTAGGATTGGATCAATGTCGCTCATTTTAGCATTTCCATTTTTTCAATGACTTATTAATTCTGCTATCTGGGTCATTGGCCGTTTTACTTGATGTCAATTTCTTTTTCATTCCAGTCATACGGGCGCAGAAAGATTTTTTCCGCGATCCGCCTTCTGGTTGAGGTGGTTTAATATCGTGTCCTGCTGCTTTTAGACTTGCTCTACCTTTTGCGTTAAGACCGCCGGAGGGTGACTTCCCCTCCTTGCGAGTCCATGCTGGAGATTTAGCCATATTAAGCCATCGCTTCCTGACAAACTACGTTAACTTGAACTGCAGTACTTTGGTTTGTGGTAATTGCCACTGTCAAAATATCTGCTACGTTACCTTTAATGTTAGTCAGTACAGGGAAGAAATTCTGCAAGTCTAACTGCTGCAGTGCATTGTTAGGCGTTGAGAACGCATATACAACTTCACCACCAGACAAGTTAGCCGCAGACAAATCTACTTCAGCAAACGAGTTAAACGAACCTAAAGTATTCATAGGTTTAAAGTTAACTTGGCCCAATGAGAGCTGATTTGTTGGCGTACTTGCAACCAATTCAACCAAAGCCGTAGCGCTGGTGTTTATCAACAGCGTTTGTGGCAATAGCTGACCTCTATCAATTAATCCAATTTGATAGGTGTTACCAGCAGAAGGACTATTAGCAAGTGGCAATCCGTTAACAATATCTTGGAAAGTAATTGTGTTAGTCGTATTGCTTGTAATTCTTCCAGTATATGGCGAAGTTACTGTAGCACTTCCGCTATAACTTCCGGGGCTTGATGCTCCGTAGTTGATTGTTACTCCGGTTGCGCTTGCTGCTAGGACGTTAAACTGACCATTAAATGTTGCAGGGTTTGAGTTTGCAATATTGATGACATTACCAACAGACAAATTGTGAACAGCTCCAAATACAATGTTTACTGGGAACTGTGTTACACCGCCGACCAATGTTCCGCCGCCAACAGTTACTGCACTTACTGATGGCATTGAAGCATTGTAATAAACGAACTTGCCAACAAATTGGTTTGTACCCCAATAAGTTGCTGTTGGCAATGTGCTGTTTGCAGTTACACCGTTTGGTAATGGAATATTTAACAACAGTTGTGTTGTATTTGGTACGTTAGCAATCAAGTATGTACCAGCAGCAACCGTGTATGTGGAGCTAATACTTCCAGACAATGATCCTTGCAGAGCGCTTAAAGCATATGTGCCGTTTGCGCCCGAAGCTTGAGCAGAGTATTGGCCTACCGCTTGAACTGTAAATGCTTGGCTAAGGGTAATAACGGATCCGTTAATTGCTGAAATAAATGTATTTGCAGGAACGCCGGTTCCCATAAACATTTGACCAACTACAAAACCTGTTCCGGCTGCTAATGTAATCACGCTTGTACCAACCGCACCACCGCTTGAATAAGCTTGTGAAGCTGTTGTGCCGTAGAACGACAAGACGGTATTGGCTGCAAGAGCAGAAGTTGTCCCGCTGCTAATGGTAATTAAACCAGCCGTGCCAACAGTTTGAACAATGGTGCCAGCGGCAATACCAGATCCAATAACTGCTTGTCCAGCCGTTACTGTGGTATTTGCACCCAAAGTAATTGAGGTAGAGGCAATTGCCGTAGCAGTAGCAGTTTGGTTTACAACAAATGAACCGAATGCAGACTGCTGTTTGGTTATGGTTGTACCAGAAGCAATACCTGTACCAGCCAATGATGCGCTTGGCAAGAATGTTCCAGTTGACGTAGTAATTGTCAATAAAGCGCCGGTACTTGGGTTAGAGAATTGATAACTTCCGGCTGCTTGTGCAGTTAATGCAGTACTCAAAGTAATAATTGCATTACTTGGATATTGAATATCCGGAGCATCTCCGGGATTGCTTACAGAACCATAATAGGTAATAGCAGAAACAGTAGCGTTAGAAGCAACACCAGTACCGCTGATAGCTTGACCTATGGCAATTGCAATTGGTAATCCCGTTGACTGATTAATTGCGTTAGAAACAATAAACTGCGTTGTTCCAGATGCACCAGTCACAGTGGTATTGGTTACAAAAGCATTAGTTGCTGCAATTGTTCCAGA